CTAAAAATACTAGGAAGAACCGAGAATATCACATTAGTGGTGTTAAAATGGTGGCTCCTGTTTTTGAGGATGTGTGTTTTGATGATCCCATTGCCAGAGTATATGGCCCTGTGCCTAAGGTGTTTAAACCACCTATTGGTAATGTATTTGACGAACCATTTCATCGCGGTGTTTTGTTGAACGCTTTTCTGATGGATTTGAAATTTGAGGATGTTCCTATGTTACTTGGTTCATATAAAGGATTTAATCCTACCAAGTTCTTAGATAAGAAACATAAGTTGAATTTTCTTAATTTTAAGAGGAGCTTTAATGAAATACGTTATGTGTGGAATTTGGATCTTCATGGTGTTGAAAAATTGAAAGAGTTTTTGGCTACGTCACAGATTGTGGCTCCTGAAGTTAAACTTCGAGGACATGATTATGTGTTGCCTACTTTTGTTAAATTAGATCAGCATCCTTTGATTTCTTTTCCAGATTTTCCTAAGAAACATTTTGAACCTGTTCTTTCTAGTAAGGGTGTGGTTAAGGTACCCCCTTTGGTTACGCAGTCGTTTGTTCCTAATGTATTATATGACATTTTATTGAAGTGTGACAAGCACTCTCATATGATGTCAGTTCAGAAAATTAAGTCTATTTGTAGACAAAAAATTTTGGACCATTGTACTAAGGATGAGTTGTTGGAAGTTATTTCTAATAAGTGTTATATGTGGCGTAACAAGGATGATAATCCAAATTACTCCAAAATGTCATGGTTTGTTCCTTTCATTAAAGCTGAGTGGCTCTATTATGATATTACGGATGAAAAACGATTTTTATTGGTTTTCCGTGAAATGTTGTTAGAATTACGCAGTACTATGTTACGTTTTGCTGGAGAATATTTTGAGTATTCTCTATTAACTCCGTCTGAACAACGAGTTTATAAGGCAAATGTCACTCGTACATTTCGTAATACTATGCGTGCTCCTGATATTCAAGAACGCTTTGCTAGCGGTGAGAGTAAAAAGTCTATTACTGATGATATATACTTAAGCTCAATGTGTACGATTAAAGATTGTGCTTCAAATACTGTAGAAGTTTTAAATTGTAAGAAGTTGAAGGTACGTGTTAAACGTAAGATTATTTTAAAGGAACGGCGTTTAAAGATTGCTGAACAGAATGTTTGGG